ACCAGTATTCGGACGCCTTGGAGCTGGCAGATGAAACCTTTGACGGCTCTGTATGGGCGCTGGCCATTCCAAAAGCATTGTTATCCACGGTAGAGGAAATTACCGCCTGGACGGCCAAAAACGGGGACGGCGGGCCGTATACGTCGGAGAGTTTCGGCGGGTACAGCTATTCCAAAGCTACCAATTCCAAAGGATTGGCGGTGGGTTGGCGGGACGTGTTCGCCGCTCAGTTGGCCCCCTGGAAGAAACCGGCTGGAAGCTGGCAATATGCAAACCCAAATCCCCACATGACGCCGCCGGAGCCGCACAAAGACAACCCGTGGAGGTGAGAACGTGTCTTTGCTGGATGATTTTGCACGCACCTGTGTGCTAATGGAGAAAAAGCGTGTGCCGGATGGTGCGGGCGGCTACATCGTGGAGTGGACAGAGGGCGCGGAGTTTACCAACTATCAGGCGCTGGATACCTCCATGGAGGCCCGTATTGCCGAAAAGCAGGGCGTCACAAGCCTGTATTCTGCCCTGGTTGACCGGGATTTTCCCATCGAGTACAACGACGTATTCAAGGACGTGGAGACCGGCCAGACCTACCGGGTGACCTCCAACCCGGAGGAAAAGCCTGCTCCTAAATCCTCCACGCTGCCTCTGAAATACTTCACGGCGGAGAAATGGGGCCTGACCACATGACCAAGAACAAAGCCCTTTATGCCTGGTTCAACGACTTTATGCCATTTTACCGTGCGTCCTCTGTTCCGGACGATGTGATCATGCCCTATGGCACATACGAGTATATCGAGTCCGCATTTGACGCCGGAGAAGTTGGCCTGACTGTCAATCTGTTCTTTCGGACGGAGAGTGAGGCGATACCGGACGAGGCAGCACAAGAGCTGTCCAAGCGCATCGGATACGGCGGCGTGACAATCCCTTGCGATGAAGGTTATATCTGGCTGAAACGCGGTTCTCCGTTTGCACAAAGCGTTGTTTACGAAGAAGATCCGGCCATTAAGCGCCGGTATATCAACATTACCGCTGAATACCTGACATTCAGCTGAAAGGAGACACAATGGGTAAATTTACGAAAATCCCTCAGAACACATTTGAGGAACTTCAAATGGACGCTGGTGTTGTTCTTACGCGCTTTGATCCATCCGACCCTGCGGCACCGAAGGATGCAGACATTGTGTGCGCCACTACTGGCGGTATCCAGGTTTCCTGCGTTCCCACCTACTCCGACCTGGGCGAGGACGTGGACAACTGCCCCAACAACACGAAGGAACTGAAACATTTGGACGGGTGGGACTGCACGATGTCTTTCACATCCCTTGGGACCTCCCCGGCCTCGATTAAGCTGGCGCTTGGTGCGGCGGACATTGGATCTCCGGACACCACAAAAGTCACTCCTCGCCGGGATCTGCTGCAGACCGATTTCAAGGATATCTGGTGGGTTGGTGACCGGGCCGACGGTGGCATGGTTGCCGTGTGCCTGAAAAACGCTCTTTCCACCGGAGGCTTTACGCTCCAGACCACGAAAAATGGCAAGGGGCAGGTTTCCGTGGAGCTGACCGGCCACGTTTCCATTGACGCGCAGGACACTATGCCAATGGAATTTTACTCTGCAGGTCCGGAGGAAAGCACCTGATGAGACTGTCTGACATTAAAGGCGAACGGACGCTGGACGTGATCGCCGATATTATCGATCCGATTGCCAACATTGCAGAAGACGAAGTGGCATCGGAGCTGTTCAAACGGGAGAAACTCCCCGAGGGCATGACGGCCAATAAATTCCTGCTGCAGAGGGCAAGAAAGGCCGCTCCCGCCCTCCTGAAGGGGCACAAGGGCGACATTATCTCCATCTTGTCCACCATCGAAGGGACCACTCCAGAGGCATACACAGGCACGCTGAACCTCGTCAAGCTCATCAAGGACACCATTGATCTGCTTACCGACGAAGCATTTACGACGCTTTTTATCTCGGCGCAGAGCGGGGGTTCCTCTGGCTCTGCGCAGGAGAGTACCGAGGGCCAAAGAGAGTAAAGGCCTTTGCCCGGTACGTCTTTGCACGGTTTGAACAAGACGCAAGAGAAACGGCGTACCGGGTCTATGTAACTGACGTGCTGAAAATCCTTGCGGAGAATACTGCAAAATACTCCGGCGGCAGTTATATGAAGATTAGGTATTACGACCTTATTCATCCGAAGCCGGAGGAAAACCGCACCCCGGAAGAGATCATTGGGAACATGAAAGAAAAAATCGCACGGATAGGAGGTGAAGACGCTGAATCTGTTTGATTTATTTGCCCGCATCATTTTGGATACGAGTGATTATGACGATAACCTGGACGAAGCCAGCAGAAATACAGAGTCGTTTGCTGACAAGCTAAAAAATGGGCTGTCTACAGCGGCAAAGGTGGGCGCTGCCGCATTGGGCGCTGCTGCAACTGGCGTTGCGGCCCTGACAAAAGCATCTGTCGACCAATACGCCGAGTATGAACAGCTGGTGGGCGGTGTGGATACGCTGTTTAAAGAAGCGTCAAACACCATCCAGCAATACGCGTCGAACGCATATAAGACCGCTGGTGTATCTGCCAATACATATATGGAGCAGGCCACGGCATTTTCCGCTTCTCTGATCCAATCTCTGGGCGGAGATACTCAGGCGGCGGCTGAGTACGCCAATCAGGCCATCATGGACATGAGCGACAACGCGAACAAGATGGGTACGGATATTGAAAGTATTCAACAGACGTACCAGTCCTTGATGCGTGGCAACTACGCCATGCTGGATAACCTGAAGCTGGGTAAAATACGCCATTGCCCAGCAGCATAAACCTCGTGAAAACGGTGAAACCCTTGTAAATCAATACAAGTCAATACCGTGCGAAGCTTGAATGTGATGCTTGAAAACCTCACTAATGTATGATAAAATAAAATTATAAAATACGTGGTGAGGTGTACAAAATGAAATGGGTTAAAATCAGTCAATCATACTCTATCAACGAAAATGGAGATGTCCGAAACGACAAAACGGGCCATATAAAAATCCCTTTTGTGAACAAAGCAAACGGGTATAAAACCGTTGATTTGTGGGAAGATGGGAAGTCTCACAAAAAAACGATTCACAGGCTACTTGCAGAAGCGTTTATTCCAAACCCGGAAAACAAACCGACTGTCGATCACATTGATGGGAACAGGCAGAATAACTCACTAAGCAATCTAAGATGGGCAACTTACAGTGAGCAAAATTCCAGGTTTGAAACGATGGGGGTAAGGGGAGAACGCATAAAGGTATCCCACTACGTAGAATTCAGGAAAAAACGTGGTGGCGGTCATGCTGGATGGGGCAGAATTGATAGAGTGATGTATTTTGACATGATAAAAGACGCTGCTTCTTATTTTGATGTGAGCATGGGAAATATATCCTTGATGCTGAAACATGGAGGAATAGGGAGACGCGGGAAGATGAGGGGCTATCGGTTTGAATATGCCGATGGAGAAAGAGCAACACATTCTTGAACGTGTAACGACTATCGAAACGGCGGGGAAACCCGGAACGGAGTAGAGTACACCCAAGCGGGTGGAAGTGCGAGGGGCGCGAAAGCGTCAAGAGATAGTCTGATCTGTATAGTGATATGCAGCAGCCGAAAGGCGGTTGTGGAGTAGCGACCCACAGCGAACATATTGTATGGCGGCACAAAAGCAGAGCTGGAGCGGCTGGTTTCTGACGCCGAAAAACTTACAGGACAGGCCCTTGATCCGGCCAAGTTCTCCGATGTCATTACGGCAATCCATGCTGTACAAGAAAATCTTGGAATTACAGGAACTACGGCAAAAGAAGCTGCTACGACCATAGAAGGATCTATTGGGATGATGAAAGCAGCTTGGGACAACCTCCTGGTCGGTATTGCAAACGAAAACGGAGACCTAGGGAGCCTCATATACGAATTTGCAGACACTGTCAAAACCGCAGCAAGCAATATTTTACCAAGAGTAGAAATAATTTTGGGCGGCATCAGCCAGCTCATTGCAGACATGGGCCCAATAATTGCCCAGGCATTACCAGGCATGATTTCTGCTGTTTTGCCATCCCTGGTTAGTGCGGGGTCTCAGCTCCTTGTAGGGCTGGTGACGGGGCTTGTGAGCGCTGTCCCGCAGCTGGTGGCGGCGGTTCCTGGGATTGTTAATTCCCTGGTCTCGACAATTTCCGCAAATTTCCCCGCACTGTCTGCGGCGGGGTCTGATCTTTTGACTATGTTTTCAAACGGGATTGTCTCCGGCATCCCCGCTATGCTGGTTATGTTGCCGGATGTGATTACGGGAATTTACACATTCTTGAAAGACAATCTTCCAAAATGGATAGAATCTGGTGTCGAACTTTTGGAAAATCTTGCTTTTGGTATTCTGGAAGCTATTCCGGACATGGTTGCCAAACTCCCGGAGGTCATTAGCGCAATTGCGGAATATTTTACAACTGCCTTTCCTGTCATTGTCAAAAAGGGCGGGGAACTCCTTGGGCAACTGCTGGTGGGTGTTATTGGAGCAATCCCTGAGATCGCCTTGCAACTGCCAGCCGTAATAACGGCTATTGTTGAGGCGTTAGAGGCTGGCTGGGAAACAATCAAGGATGCTGGAAAGTATCTTTTGGAGGGCTTGTGGGCCGGTATCTCTGATAAGGTACAATGGCTGAAAGATAAGGTTTCCGGCGTGGTGGACACTATCAAAAGCTGGTTCACCGGTTCTGACGGGTTCGATGAACATTCTCCCTCTAAGTGGGCAAAGCAGGTATTCCGCTATGTTATGGAGGGCGGCGGGCAAGGTCTTGAAGCCGGGCTTCCAGACCTCATGTCTGACGTACAAAATGTTACAAACAGAGTGAAAAATGGCATGAACTTCGGAACGGCCAATGTGGATTTTGCGTCTTCCGGTTTAGGAATGGCGTCCGCCGGGATGGTGAATGGGATCGCATCTGCAGTTTCTCCCGAAAGTTCAGGAAGTGGTCCAGTGACGATAAATCTGGTTCTTCCGGATGGGTCCAAGTTCGCATCCTGGCAACTCCCGTTTTTGATTAACGCTGGTCGTGCGGCTGGCACACCGATTGCAAATCCCCAGGTGGGTTAAGGAGGGGCTATGACACAACTGGTTTTAGATGTGGCCGGGCAGGGTCTGGCCCTTCCGGAGTCCATCAAGGGGACCTACACCGTCCAAGAGGAAGAGCTGACGCAGGACCTCACCATGATCCCCGGGAACATGGTGAAGGAGCTGCGGGGAAAGGTGTGGGTCATTACATACCAGTACGGCTACTTCAACACGGCGGACAAGGACCGGTTTATTTCCGCCTGTGTAAAGGGGGCACGGGAGCCGATCATCTGCACGTTTCTGGTGCCGGACACCAACCAGACCCTTTTAAGCGAGTTTTTCGTGACCTCGTACACACGGCCAAAGTTTATGTGGTCCCGTCGTGTGGCCGGAGAAGATGGCACACTGACGCCCACTCCCATGTGGGGCGACTTTTCTGTGGAACTTCGGGAGGTTGATCCCCATGATTAGATCAACGGAACAGTATCAGACCTCCATTGTTGGGAAGGCTAGGCGCATCTATATCCGGGCGGTAGTGGACATCTCAGACCCGGACATGGAAATCACCGGCGTGGAACAGTCCAGCGAAGCGAACTGGAGCAAGCCTGCTGAACTATATGACAAGAACTTCTCTAACCCTGCCCGGTATGCCACGTTAGAGCGAAACAGATGGCTTTTGGATGGGAGTTTCAAAATCTTTCCTGACAATTACCAGGTCCCAGAGAAAATCGGCGTGGCAAATGACGAATTGAGCGGAGATGACGGGACATTTGAAAACGGCCAGACCGTTGAATTGGCGTTCTCCAATGTATCCATCCTTCAGGCGTTCTCCGTGATGTTTTCCAGCGACGAGGCGGACGGATATCCGGTGGATTTCAAGGTAGAGGTCTACTACAACGATACCGCCTATTATACGCAGGAAATCACGGGGAACACGGAAACAACGCTTTCCTTTGACGGGTTTACAGTCTATGACCCTACCTCTATCAAGGTGACGATCACAAAGTGGTCTCTGCCAGGGCGGAGAGTGCGCATGGTCCAGATCGTCCCTGGTGTTTACGAAGAATGGTCTGACAAAATGCTGGCCTCTTTTGAGGCGACGCATCAAGCGGACTTCTCCTGTCTGACACTCCCCTATGGAACGGTCAACCTGTCCATGAATAACAAGGATAGACGCTTTGAACCTCGTAACAAGTCCGGCATCTTCCAGTCTATCGAAGAGCAGCAGGGTGTGGAAATCTATATCGGCGTTCGTCTACCTGACGGAACCGTGGACTATAAGCAGCTTGGGATCTTTTATCAGTCCGGCGACGGCTGGAAAACATCCAATAATGCTATCTCCATGGACTGGTCTCTGGTGGACATTGTGGGGCTTCTGGTGGACCGGACGTTCATTCCACCATCTACCCTGCCGACTACTTTGGAGGGCTGGATTGCGGCGGTTGTGGCCCAGCTGGGGGACCATTTTGTAAACCGCTACCACGTGGACCCTGACTATGCGTCTCTGGCCGTCACAGCCAACAATGTGTCCGACGTGACCGGCAAGAGCTGTGGCGATATTATCCGCTGGGCCTGCATGACCACGGGCACGTGGCCCAGGGCGGACGCCGAAACCGGAGATCTTACGGCGGAGCCGCTGTGGGACCAGGGGAATGTATTGAAACTGACAGCTTTGGTGAACTACCCCACCATGAAGGCCAATGAATCCATTGCGGCGCTGATCTTCCACCTGGACGGGAATGAAGGAAACGAATATGTGGTTTCCGGCAACTCCACATCCAGTGAAAAGACGGTCACTATTGAGAACCCATTTATCCACAACACTACTCAAGCCCTGGCGGCGGCACGGCTGATCCTCTCGTGCTACGGCGGAAACCTGATCGAGACCTCTGGCCGGGGAGACCCATCTTCTGAGATCGGCGACGTAGACACCATTTGGCTAGACGAATCCACGGCTACCACGGCTCGGAGAAAGTACCAGACGTTTACTTTCCAAAACGGCGTCATGCAGGGGTGCGCATCCAAACTGTTGCAGGCAGACGGCTCTTTCCTGTTTGAGGAGCGGGCTGTTATCACCGCATCTGGCTTCTGGACGGCGCCGGCGGGAGTGACCCAGCTGCGGGTGATCCTGGTGGGCCACGGGGGAGACGGCCAGGACGGCCAAGACGGCTCCTTCTCCGCTGCCGGCGCAGACGGTGCGGACGGTGTGGGCGGAAAGGTGTGGGCTGATACCATCAACATCAACCCGCAGCAGCAGTTTACCGTGACCATCGGGCAGGAGACCGCCTTCGGCCCATACAGCAGCGCCAACGGACGGGTCTACGAGTACGGCTACACTGATGTGGCCAGCGGAAACAGTTACGGCCGGACTGGCGTCCAGAACCCCATCCCGGGCTCCGGAGACGGCGGGGCCGGCGGCGCAGGGGGGCACCAGGGGGCCCGGCATCGGGAGACCACCTATGACGACGAGGGGAACCCCAATGGCAGCCATATGGTGGTGGATGTGGAGCCCGGCAATGGTGAGCCCGGCGTGGATGGCGTGGCTGGCTGCGTAGTGGTCTATTGGGACAAACCGGATGGGTCCGATTCTGACACGGGGGGCGCTGTATGAGCTATCAAATCCAGGTGCCACGGATCAACGCCGCGGTCATTACGCCCAATCCTGTGGACTTCAACACACAGTTTCTGATCAGCGTTACCGTCAGCGAGGAGACGGTCACGCTGGAACCTGCTTATTTTTATTCCGGCGAAATTTATTCCGGGGAGGTCAAATAAATGGCAATAAAACAAGTCAGAGCGCAGGTCAACGGGCAATGGTACACGCTGACCTTACAGGCGAATGGAAGATACGAAGCAAGTATCACAGCTCCCGGAGCTACATCATTCAATCAGCCGGGCGGGTATTACGATGTGACCGTAGAGGCCACCAACACGGCGGGGACGTCCGGAACGGCGGACGCCTCCACGCTGGACGGGCTAAAGCTATATGTCAAGGAAAAAGTTGCCCCGGTCATTACCATTCTGTCTCCTTCCGGTGGGGCCTACGTCACCAACAACAAGCAGCCGGTGGTATTTACCATCACGGACGAGGCAGGCGGCTCCGGTGTCAAACTGGACAGCGTTGCGGTCAAACTGGACGGCTCTCCTGTATCCGCAGGTGAGGTCACACACAGCGCAATCAGCAACGGATACAGTTTCACCTACACGCCTGCTCAGGCATTGGGTGACGGCGACCACACGGTTACCGTGGACGCTACAGACAATGATGGTAACGCTGCGGCGCAGAAATCCACCACGTTCAAGGTGGACACCATCCCGCCCACGCTGAACGTCACTTCCCCCACCGAGGGCATGATTACCAGCACCCAGTCCCTCACTGTGTCCGGTACAACCAACGATGCAACCAGCAGCCCCGTGACGGTGAAAATCAGCCTGAACGGCACTGACCAGGGCGCGGTAACTGTCGGTGGAGACGGTGCGTTTAGCAAGGCTGTAACGCTCAAGGAGGGCGCGAACGTCATTGTGGTTACAGCAACGGATGCGGCTGGTAAGTCCTCCAGCGTGACCCGCAATGTGACGCTCGATACCTCTGTGCCTCAGATCGTAAGCGCTACCATCACGCCGAACCCCGTTGACGCTGGCCAGACCATGCTTATCAGCGTAGAGGTGTCCGGATGATGCAGACCGTCAAGGTGCCGCTGGCAAGTAACGCCCTCTATGTCAGCGGCACCGTTAACGGTGTTGACAAGGTATGGACTATGGAAGAGGGCAACGTCTGGTGGACGACCGCAGAGCGGTCCGCAGACGGAGTATATCGCGTGGTTCTGTCCATCGTTTACGGGGACGGCAAAACAGCAATCGACAGTATCACATTGTATTACGGCCTTGTGCTGGTGACTGACCGAACAGCAGAGGACGTTACAAACGGGACGGAAAAAGGAAGCTACAACGCTTCTGATCTAAACCGTGTGGGTGCGGCTATGATATATCTTAGAGACCGTCTTAACTCTAATGGGTACGATGTCCAGATAAGCCCAAAAACCGATTGGCGGGAAATCGATGTACCAACAGAAAGCACCATGTCAGTATATCTTAACTGTTTGGGAACGCTGAAATCAGCCATTACCTTGCCATATAATACTCCACAATCACCGGAAACCATGAAAAATCTGGATTACAACAAAGCAAACAACATTGAGAAAATTCTTGAAAATATCGATAAAATGCTATCTAACAGTTTAGCATTTATGTATTATTCAGGAGAAATTTACAGCGGGGAGGTAATTTAATGCAGGACAGAGTACCACTTTATCCGGGGCGGGTAACGTTGACGCCGGTCCCCGGACAGGCGAACACTTACGATCTGGTGCGGGCGGATGATCCAACGCAGGAGGGGACGCCGCTCAATAAAGCTACGCTGCTGAAGGACGAAACGGCCAACTTGTTGGAAATAGACCCGGAACAATCAACTCCAGACGATGCGTTCAGGGCATTGCTTCGAGCGATTCGGGGGAGCCAGGTTGGAATCTATGTAAAGGCTGGAAGTGTCCCGATTGTTGGCGCAACGGTCCAAGGAGTAACCAGCCTGACCGGTAAAGACCTGATTACTGATGAATCTGGTTATTGTGTGGGCTTCGCACCAAGGGGATCGGTGGAAGTGACACTGCCGAAAGAGTTTGAAGATCTGCCGAAAAAAAAGCAGACAATCGTGGTAAACGATGATCTGGATTATCAGGAGTTCACGATTGACGTTGTCCCTGAAGTAAGCGGCGAAATTACACTGACAGAAAGTCGGAATGTCCGGTTTTCGGCTGCGACCCCGAACATTGATGTATTCGCTGTTGGCGGGGGTGGCTCTGGAGGGATTGCGATTGCAGATACCAGTACCGGAGATAATACAATCGCTGTTGCATCGGGCGGCGCTGGAGGATACACCAAAACCAGGCTGGGCGTCGCGCACAATAATCAGACGCTAACCTGTATTGTAGGCGCTGGTGGTGCTGCCAGAGCACGCAGCACAAATGGATCATCCTACGGGGCTAGCGGATCAGCATCGACGATAAGCCAGCTCGGAATCACGGCGTCTGGAGGGCAAGGAGGCCGTGCGGGTACTGGGGTTGGTGGCACGAATAAACATGGTGACGCTCGGGGCGCCAGCGGCGGCTCTGGTAGCGGTGGTGCTGCTGCATACCAACGCCCCTTTCAAGACGGGACCGCATCTGTTGGAGACAGCGGTTATGATGGTGCAAATGGTGATGAGGCCAATGCAGATGGATATACGACCGCAGGGGGTACGGGGCAAGGGACCACAACGCGCGAATGGGGACAACCTCATGGTACGTTGTATAGCGGAGCCGGAGGTGGAGCAGCTTTGACAAGCGAAGGCAGTGCCTCAACTGTTGGCAGCGAGGGAGGCGGCGGAAACGGCGAAAACCAGAAACAGTATGTAGGGAGTGGCGAACCGAATACAGGCGGCGGAGGTGGCGGACTTGCAATAAAGACTGAATCGTCTGCGGAATCTGGCGCCGGCGGTTCTGGTATTATCAAAATCCGATGGGGATATCAGGCTTAGGAGAATATCAAATGGATTATATGCTATTTCAGAATGATGAATATATCACATCTATTGTTGCAAAAGAGGACTTTGTCAAAGCATATTGTCAGGAAAAGGGATACACATATAAAAGAGTCCCAAATGTGCCGGAGCCGGAGCCGGAACCCACCGCGGAGGACATTACTCTTGATATGCTGGCAGACCATGAGGAACGCCTGTGTATGTTGGAACTCACCACAACCACTGTATGACAGGAAAGGAGCAGTACCATGACAACTGTATACAATCTTTGCAAACTGCTGATTGACCGTGGGCGGACCGAGGGCCTCCTGGAGAAGATGGACGTGTATCTCGCCGCCGACAGGCTGACCCCAGAGGAATACAGCGCCCTCAGTAAGATGCTGACTGCGGAGGCGGCAGAGTAAGGAGGTCCCAATGGCTGACGAGAAGTGCGTTAGAGACCCCCGGCATGACTGTTTTGGGCTGGAAGCAGCAGCCCGTCTGGAGGGGCGCATCAAGGCCCTGGAGGACTGGCAGCAGGACTCCAAGAAGTTCCATAACTCGTTCTATGACTGGCAGCGGGAACAGATTGCCCGGGAAGCCAAGCTGGACGAGCAGCTGTCCAACATGAACAGGAACATCCAGAAACTGCTGGACAAGCAGGAAGAGGACGATGCCAAGCCCGGGAAGCTGATGGATACCCTGAAAAACAACGCCATCTGGGCAATCCTGGCGGCTGTTATCGGCTTCTTCCTGGGCAACCTGGGACTGTAATCAACCGGGCATGACCCGGAAATTTGAAAGGAGTACATACCTATGAAAACCATCGAAGAGATCATCCTGGACTACACCAAGGGCGAGAAGGACCTGACGGAGACCAACGAGGCCCTGAAGGAGGCGGGCAGCGACCTTTACCTGAACCCCGACCGGAACAAGCTGACGGAGGAAGAGAAGCGCAGCACCACCGTGGGCTATTACCCCAACCAGGCAAACGGCTATGGCCTGATGGACCACGGCGTGGGCTGTCTGGAAAAGGTCCATGTGGTGAACGGCAAAACTGTGGACGTGAATATGGGCGCTGAGACCGCCTATGTGTACATCGCTGGAAAGAAGTACGAGCTGAAGGGTGACACCCTGGTGGAGGGCTGATATGGACATTTCTTCTCTTGGAATTACAGGCGTGGCGGCCATCACCGTCATTTGCCTGCTGATCGGGCAGGGCGTGAAGGCGTCCGGCCTGGACAACAAGTTCATTCCCATCATCTGCGGCGTGGCTGGCGGCGTCCTGGGTATCGCCGGGATGTTCCTCATGCCGGACTTCCCGGCCACGGACTATATCACCGCTGCCGCCGTTGGTATTGTGAGCGGCTTTGCGGCTACCGGTGTCAATCAGGTGTTCAAGCAGATGGGGAGTGGTTGGAATGGCTGACCATTTGGCAGTAACCATTCCACTTTCCAACATTGAACGTATCCAGATCTATGTAAATACTGCCCGCAAGTCTCTCTCTGAAATTCAGGGGGAGACCGGGGCAGACTACATCATCAACGGAACGCTGTACAATATGAATACATTCGCACCGAACTGCCACTTGAAAGCGGACGGGAAAGTGCTTTGCAATCCCGCCTACAGCGTCGCTGGATACGCCTGGAACGACGGGCCGGACATCTCCATCGACACGCTCCCGGACCCGACACAGCGCAATTATATCGCCTGTACGCCCCTGGTGCTGGACGGCAAGCCCATTGCAAATCTGACCTATGACCCCGGCCAGGGCGGCAAGCGAGGGCGCACGGCAATCGGTATCAAAGAGGACAGGCTGGCCCTGTACTGCACCCGCGACGGCGGCACGATGACAAGGACCCCCGAGGCGCTTCGGGACGACCTGGCGGCGGCTGGCTGGGAGTCTGCTGTCATGCTGGATGGAGGTGGTTCTTCCCAGTGCTGGTTTAGAGGCCAAACCATCAAATCTACCAGGGCTGTCCATGACCTCATTCTAGTCTATCTGAAAGGGAGTGATAGCACGGTTAAAACATACTCTGTCAAGAAAGACGGAAGCACCTATCTTTCGGAAAATTTCAAAGTCAAGGAGTTTGCCTGCAATGACGGGTCCGACACGGTCTTGATCTCTGACGAGCTGGTAGACCTCTTGCAGAAAATCCGGGACCACTTCGGCGTTGCGGTGACGATCAACTCCGGCTACCGGACAAGCACGTACAACAAGAAAGTCGGGGGCGCAACAAACAGTCAGCACGTCAAAGGCACAGCGGCGGACATCGTTGTCAAAGGTGTAGACCCGCTGACCGTGGGCCAGTATGTGGAGTACATCATGCCAGATCACGGCGGGATCGGAGTCTACCAGACGTTTACCCATGTGGACGTGAGAGCAAACAGAAGCCGCTGGGACAATCGCTCTGGTAGCGAAGTGGTTGTCTCTGGATGGCCCGGATATCAGGAGGAAACCATGAGCGAGACAGATTTGGCTGTGAAATGGGTTCAAGACAACGGAATTGCGTATGGAAACGCATCCGGCGATTTGATGCTGGACAGTCAGCCTACACGACGCCAGCTGTTTTTGATGTTTTACAGATTTGCAAAAGCTATTGGCAAAGCGTAAAAATCATGATAGAATAAGCCCCGAAAGGATGTGAGGAAATGTCTGAGCCTGAAAAGAACACCAACGATTCTTTAGCATCGGAGATGTACCACGATCAAAAGCAAACGAACAAGTTTCTGAGAATCATGATTGTTTGCATGTTTGTGTTGCTGGCATTAACCATTGGTGGTTTGATTGGAACACACATCTATCATATTCACCAGTGGAGTTTGTTTGATAATGTTGTGGTCGATAGCGGTGAGGGTTCAGGTAACGCCAACTACGTCCAGGGCGATAACACCGGAGGTATCTATAATGGCGAGGATAGTAGTACATCGCCGGAGATCGGGGACGTCGAAAGGAACCAGAATCCGAGTAGTTAAGCGCAAGCGGAAACGGAGATAACCATGAACATCCGGAATGAGTTTACCGAGCCGGAATGTGAGTGGTTTCGGAATGTTTGCAACTTTACCCCGGACGAGCTGGCGGTCTTTAACCTCCGTGTCAAGGATAACTCCCGTATCCAGATTGCAATGCAGTTAAAAATGTCGGAGTCCACCGTTGATCGCCGCATTCGGGGCATCAAACGAAAAATCCATAAAGTTCTCTGACAGGAAAATGACAGTTTTCTGCCAGAAAAACGAGGGTTAACTGACAGGTTAGCCCTCTTTTTTTATGCGAAAATTAAATCAAAGGAGGGACAGAGACAGCGGTTCACGTCGCCGCTCGCATTAAATATGCGGAGTTCTGCCCCTCCTTTTATTTTTTCAATAAGGACGTGTTTTTGTTGATTTTGAACGGATCTGAACTGATTAAACGGCTTATAAATTGCGGCTTCACGGAGTCCAGCGCGTGGGACATCTGCATGAAATATGCCGCTGACGGAAATTACTCCGGCCTGGAAGGATACATCCACCAGCAGGAGCTTTTGTACGATGACCGGAAGCAGTATGTTTGAGTTTTACAATCCGAACCCCTACGAGAAAAATGTGGGGGACTGCACCGTCCGGGCTATCTCAAAGGCGCTGGGGCAGGACTGGTACAGGACATACCTGGGGCTCTGCATTGAAGGAGCCGTGAGAGGCGATATGCCCAGCGCCAATGCCACATGGGGCGCCTATCTCCGGCGGCACGGTTTCCGGCGGGATCTGGCCCCGGAGGACATGACCGTGGCGGAGTTCGCAATGGGACATCCGCACGGAACTTACATCCTGGCCCTGTCCGGCCATGTGGTATGCCTGCAGGATGGCGTCGTTTATGACACCTGGCACAGCGAGAACGAGACCGTACTTTATTTCTGGCAGAAAGGATGACGTGAAATGCCGAATTATCCCTATTACTATCAGCCGTACCAGCCGTATCAGCCGCCTATGGCAGACCAGCTTATGCAGCTGCGGCAGAACCAATACCAGCCTAATATGCAGCAGGTTCCGCAGCAGCAGGCGGCTCCCTCTATTGTCTGGGTCCAGAACGAAATGGAGGCGGTCAACTATCTTGTAGCTCCAAACTCCGCCGTTACTCTTTGGGACAGCAATGCCCCGGTAGTCTACCTCAAACAGGCAGACGCTTCCGGAAAGCCTAGTATGAAAATCTATGACCTTGTGGAACGAACTCAGAGGCCCGTACAGGCCCCGCAGGTTCCAGCGGTAGAGTATGCTCCCCTGTCCCGTTTGGAGGCTCTGGAGGCGCGTCTGAATGAACTGACGGCGGTTAAAGATCCTCCTAAACCCACAAAGAAGGCAACGACAAAGGAGGATGCGGAATGAACCCCTTTTATCAGGCAATGGGCGGCAACAGACAGCCCAACATGATGCAGCAGTTTCAGCAGTTCATGAATCAGATGCGCGGGAAAGACCCTAATGCCATGATTCAGGAGCTTGTGTCCTCTGGACAGATTTCCCAGCAGCAGCTTGACCAGGCGCAGAGACAGGCCCAACAGATCGCAAACACCTTTCAATCTATTCCTGGATTTTCTAACAAACTCTAACTATCTCTAATTAAATCAAATTCCTGGCCAGGGTTTGAAATAAATTTATCAAAGGAGAAATTGCAATGTCTCTTTCCAATGACAGCACTGTTATGACCATGCCTGTGGCTCCGGTCTATCAGGGTAACAACGGTGGCTTCGGCAACGGCTGGGGCGGCGACTGGATGAGCTGGCTCCTGCTGTTCGTTCTGTTTGGCGGCTGGGGCTATGGTGGCTTTGGCGGCTGGGGTGGCAACGCTGGCGGCTATGGCGGTGGGTTCAATGCTCCCGGCGCGCAGGGCTTTGCAACACGCAGTGACATCAGCGAAGGCTTTGCCCTGAACGGCCTCCAGAACGGCCAGACCTCCATTCGGGACGCTGTTACCAATGGTTTCCACGGGGTAGACAACGCCGTGTGTAACCTGGGCTATCAGCTCCAGGATTGCTGCTGCCAGACTCAGCGGGCCATTGACGGCGTGAACTACAACATGGCAACCCAGGCCGCTGGCATCCAGAATTCCATTCAGGGCGTGCGGTATGACATGGCCACCCAGGCTTGCGACACCCGGAACACCATCCAGAACAGCACCCGGGACATCATTGACAACGCCAATGCCAACAGCCGTGCGATTTTGCAGGCGCTGAACGACAACTACATCCGCTCTCTGGAGAATGAGAACCAGTCCCTGAAGCTGGCGGCCTCTCAGAGCAACCAGAACGCGGTGCTGATGGCCGCTATGGATGCCAACAAGGCGGAAATTCTGCGCCGGACCGGTGCGGAGTGTCCCACTCCTGCTTATGTGGTGCAGCCCCCCCAGCCGGTGACCTTCCCCAACTTCTGCAATACTTGCAATAGTTGCGGTTGCTAACTGAATATCCCAACTTGTAAGAAAAACTTACATGTTCGGCCCCGTGCCGATTTTGAACCATGCGGCGGGGTGAAATATCCTCGCCGCTTATTTTTAATTGCCTCGAAATAGAGGCATTTGGAAAGGAATGATTTTATGGCACAGTACAGCAATGTGTTTGTGCAGCAGATTGCCGCCAATGGGAATGCGGTGTTTTCTGAAACCCCCGTACCGGCAAAAGGCTGTATCTATCATCGAGAGGGCTCCGGTGTTGTCCAGCTAAGCGGCCCATCCAATGGGCAGTGCTTTGCCAGATACCTTGTGATCTTTAACGGAAATATTGCCGTTCCTGCGGGTGGAACAGCTGGCGCTATCTCTATCGCTATTGCCATTGAAGGAGAGGCGCAGGGAGATGCAACTGCTACCGTTACTCCTGCCGCTGTCAGCGACGAGTTTAATGTGAGCGTTGCTACCTTTGTCCTTGTCCCCCGTGGTAAGCCTGCAACTGTCAGCGTGAAAAATATCAGCACTCAGGCTATCGAACTCCAAAACGCAAGCCTGATTATTACCCGTGTGGCATGAAAGGAGAAAGATCATGGAATACATGTACGAACTGAAAGAAAAGCTCTGCGACGAGCTGGAAGAGATCGCCCGCAAGCCTGAAATGGGTGCCGGTGATTTGGAGATTATCCACAAGCTGACCGATACCATCAAGAACATTGACAAAATCGAGATCATGAAGGAAAACGGCGGCTATTCCCAGGCTGGCGACTGGGAAATGCGCGGCACTTATGACCGGGGCAGCTCCTATCGCCGCAAGCGTGACTCTATGGGCCGGTATGCCAGAGATGGCCGGGATGATGGTTATAGTGGCCGCATGATGCCTGACCGGATTTACTCCAGAGCAGACGCCAAGGAGCACATGATGGACGAGCTGGAAGAGGCGATGGCCGTTGCCACGACTGACCGGGAGAAAGACATCATCAAACGGGCAATGGATCAGCTGGAGAAAGCATAAGGGGGTGCCCCTATGCTAGACCCGAAAGAGATTGATCTTGAAATTGCCCGGCTCGAATACGGAGAAAGCAGCTATCCCGCATACGCTAAATTGGCAACCTTGTACACCATCAAAAACCAGATGAACAAGCAAGACCCTGAAAACCATTCTTATGAGCAAGCATATTCTGCGGCTCCTGCTGCGGAAATGTCCGTAGATGTTGGGAGATACGGAGACAGCGAGTTTCTCCGGGAGGTTGAGGGAAAAGACTGGGAGCAAGTATGGGGGATTATGGATGATTTGATGGACACGCTACAGGTTGCCAATCCAAGAGTGTATAACGGAGTTATGCGAAAAATCCGGCAGTTGTAAGTAATTCCCCGCTCTCGTTTGAGGGCGGGGATATTACATAATTTGTATGCGACTACTGATACTCCAAAATAAGCAGATAACTTTTGAAGAACACCATCACGAGGTTTAGCGCCGTTTTTCCATCCATTCACAGTACCGGATGATTTTACTCCAATTTCAGCGGCAACGACATTCGGCGCTTTTCCTATTTTATCGCACAAATCGACATATCTGCTCCAAAACATAAAAATCTCCTACCAAAAATTGTGCATTACCACAAAACTAATAAAACTAATAAAATGGTCTTTACAAACTAAGAAAAATGAGATACAATAATCTAGAAGACAGGAGAGCACAGAAAACCGGCCACCCGCCGGGCGGCTTTTATCAATGTATTGCTGGCACTTACATAATAAATGCCGAAGCTCATTTTGTCAATGATTAAAACTAATATTTTTAAGAAATGGAGGGGGAAAATGAGCTTTCTGACTGCGAGAAAAAACACCGGACTTACTCAAAAGGAAGTTGCAGATCAGATTGGGGTAGACCAGACAGCGGTTTCCTTTTGGGAAAACGGCAAGACGCTTCCTCGTGCGTCGTTGCTTTCCAAAATTGCGGCGCTCTATGGCGTCACCGTAGACGAGCTTCTTTCGGACGATCAGCAATAAAGATGCCCCCGCCAGTGCTGGCACCACCGACGAGGGCTGCGGAGACCTATTGAGAACACCAACAGGCCCGCGAGGACAGTATATCATCCTCCGGGTCGAAAGACAAGGAGGAGTTATGAAAATCAAACTGAAACTACCAGGCGGCGGAGAGTTCCTATTTGAGCGCCCGCCCATGAAACCGGAACACTTTGAGGCGATCTGCTGGGTGGTCGGTATTGCGGCGGTGCTGTGGTTCTTCGTCAAATTCTTTTCTCTATTTGTGTGAAGGAGGAAGTTATGGAAGATCTTGACTGCTTTCAGAGAGCGTTGATTTACCTGTACACGAAGCGCCTGGAAAAACTGGGAATTACGGCGGAAATCAAAGTAGAGAAGGTGCAGGATGATGAATGAAGTGTTTGTTCTGATTGGTGTCTGCACGACCGCCGGATGGTTCATGCGTCTGCTGGCCCGATTGGAGGGTGAGCGGTGAAAGTCGGAGATGTATTGTACATGACACCCACGATGGACACCAGCGCATTCATGGGATGGAAAGTCGGCCCTCGCCGGTGCTGGGTTGCAGACGTGAATGAAAAGCACAGACACTTTACCGTTGAGTTTGACTTTTTTGGACATCCTCTGCGGGAGACGTACAAGATGGAGGCATAGATATGGATACAGCGAAGCTGAAAGATATTTTAGATAAACACCTGAGATGGCTGTGTGATGAAGATGGCGGAGAACGGGCCAACCTGTCCAGGGCCAACCTGTCCTGGGCCGACCTGTCCGGGGCCAACCTGTCCAGGGCCGACCTGTCCAGGGGCCAACCTGTTCGGGGCCAGTTGCATTGAAAAGGCTAAAAATCTATTTTACCCCATTGCCTGCCCGGAAACTGGCGCTTTTGTCGGCTGGAAAAAAGCAAGAATTAAGGGCAGCTGTGACGAGTGCATTGTAAAACTCGAAATCGCCGAGGATGCTATGCGCAGTTCCGCAACAGGCCGGAAGTGCCGCTGTTCAAGGGCGGCCGTTTTGGAGGTTCAGGATTTGGAGGGGAATGTATTGGAGCGAGCCGCCGTCAGTGACAGAGACTCCGGTTTTCAGTATATCCCCGGAACCGTTGTTTCCGTCCCAGATTTCGACGAAAACCGCTGGAGCGAGTGCAGCACAGGCATCCATTTTTATATCACTCGGGAGGAAGCTGTGAGGCATGAGCTATGAAGAAACTGACGAGAGAGGAGCGGCGACGCCGGAGCCAGAGGCGGCTCATGTACATCACCTATCTGCTGTTCCTGCTCCTGCTGCTGGCCTGGCTTGGCAGCTACTTAGTGATGACCGTTGAAGCCGAACCGGCAGCCCAGTACAAAGCAGAAATTGTAAGAGACAATAGCAGTCTCCCCGGCGACGATACCCCGGCAACAGAGCGGTGCTATCTGACAGAGGGAGAGCTGGCAAACGAGAATGAGCTTATTGAAGCCGCTTTGCTCGCCCGCTCCCATAAGCTGGAGGACGTGACCATCACCTTCTATTGCTGCGAGGAACGGCCCCACATCTGCGGGACTGGGACGGGCATTACAGCCAGCGGACGCAGGGTGGCTCCTTATGTGAGCTGCGCTGTGGACCCGGATATCATTCCTTTGGGCAGCACCATCATGATCGAATACAACGGCGAGATGGTCTATCTGCGGGCGGATGATACCGGACCGGCAGTCAAGGGAAACCATATTGACATTGCGGTTCCCACCCATGATTTTGCCTTATCCCTTGGAATTCAAACAGCGGATATTTGGTGGTGCGAAGAATGAACGCACATGCGAAACGCCCAAGAGGCGAGTTAGGACCGTGCCCAAGATGCGGGCTATATTCCGGGCATAGGCTGGCAATCGAGGGAAATCCAGATTTGTTTCTGGTGGCCTGCGATTCCTGCGGGTGGAGGACAAGGAAATACACAGATATTAACCATGCAACGAGAGCATGGAATGAAGGGAGAACATGATATGACTCTTTATGAAATCGACAAAGCAATTATGGATTTGGCAGACCCGGAGACGGGGGAGATCACCGACTTTGAGGCACTGGACAACCTGCAAATGGCGCGGGATCAGAAGATCGAGAACATCGCCTGTTACTACAAGAACCTGGTTTCCGACGCGGAGGCCATCAAGGCGGAGAAGGATGCCCTGGCGGAGCGGCAGAAAGCGGCAGAGAACAAGGCAGCGCGTCTGAAAGAGTATCTCTCCTACGCGCTGCACGGGGAGAAGTTCTCCACGCCGAAATGCGCGGTGACATTCCGCAAGACCACCTCCGTGAACGTAGACAACCCCTCCGCCGCTATCGAGTGGGCGGAGCTGAACGGTCATAAGGAGTGCGTCCGGTATAAGGCACCGGAGATCAGTAAAAGCGAGTTGGGGAAGGTCTTAAAGGCCGGGCAGGAAGTGCCTGGGGCCGTTTTAGTAGAAGGCCTTTCCGTGGGGGTGAAGTGATGAACCTTGACATTTACAACGCTGTCCGTTCTGTCCCCGCAGAGGCCAAGAAGGAGATCAGAGGCGGGCGGCTGAACGGAAAGACCGATATCAACCCCATGTGGCGCATCAAGAAGCTGACAGAGCAGTTTGGCCCATGCGGGGTTGGCTGGAAATACACCATTGACCGGGAGTGGCTGGAGACCGGAGCCAACGGGGAAATCTCCGCATTTATGGACATTTCCCTGTACTACAAGTACAACGGTGAGTGGTCCGAGGCGGTCCCCGGCACCGGAGGCAGCGCCTTTATCGCAAAGGAGAAAGCGGGTCTGTACACCTCTGATGAGTGCTACAAGATGGCATTGACGGATGCCCTCTCCGTGGCTTGTAAGGCCCTTGGGATCGCTGCAGACGTGTACTGGGACAAGGACCGGACTAAGTATGACAAGGCCGAGAATGAGCCTAAAAAGGACAATCCGTCGAAAATCGACGCCACAAAATGTGAGAAGTGCGGGAAGGTCTTGGAGGCATACAAGGACTCCAAAGGCGTAACGGTGTCGATCATGAAGCACGTGAACGCCAGCATGGAGAAGTTCGGGCACGTCTACTGCCTGGACTGTATTAAGGAGATGAACCATGATTGATTTGATCTCCGAGATCAGCCAGAAAAGCAAGCTGTTGGACGCCGCCGTGCAGGAGCTTGGGAAGCGCGGACGCTCCTATGCCCAGTCTGAACAGGAATACCGGATCGCTCTGGCAAAGAGAATTTTGGATGAACGGTCCAAAGGTACGCCGGTAACGATCATCTCCGACATCTGCCGTGGAGATCGGGAGATCGCAAAGCTGCGGTTTGAACGGGACTGCGCAGAGGTCGTTTACAAATCCGCCCTTGAAGCAATCAATGCCATGAAGCTGCAGCTTCGAATGCTGGATGCACAGGTGGAAAGGGAGTGGGGACATGCGGGCAGAGACTAAGGCAACATCTATTCCTCCGGAAGTCAAGAAAGCCGTGTACATCCGAGACAATGGCTTCTGTTTGCTGTGCGGCTCTCCATATGGTGATCCGGTGGCCCATGTGGTACGCCGGAGCCAGGGAGGAAAGGGGATCGAGAGAAATATCGTGACCCTCTGCCCGGCCTGTCACAGAGCCTATGACGAGGGAGCGAACATCCAGAGGCTAGGACGAGGCACCACCAGAGAAAGCCTGTACTGCCATCTGGTGGCGTATCTGAAAGGGTTTTACCCGGACTGGAACCGGGAGGATATGATCTATCACAAAGGAGTCGGAAATGCTGAATAAATGCTTTTTGCTTGGCCGGATGACGAAAGACCCAGAAATCAGACGGACAAACGGTGGGACGGCTGTCACATCCTTTACACTGGCCGTAGACCGGGATTTCAAGACCAACGGGGAGAAGGAGACGGACTTCATTGAAGTGGTGGCGTGGCGCAACACGGCAGAGTTTGTCTCGAAATACTTCTCCAAGGGCCGCATGGCGATTGTAGAGGGGCGGTTGCAGATCCGCGACTGGACGGACAAAAACGGGAACAAGCGCCGTACAGCGGAGGTCGTAGCCAACAACGTGTATTTTGGAGACTCCAAGAGGGAGAACAAGGAGGAGCCGGAATACAAGCAGGATGATCTTGCGGAAATCTCGGAGGAAGACGGCGAACTCCCATTTTAAAAGGGCGGGATTTGCATGACATATATCGACTACCTCAATGAGTTCAATCGGTGGCTCGAAAGTAACGTTCTGCCGGGAAATGCCCAGTTGATGTTCTTCAAGTTCCTTGACGTCTTCAATAGAGCTGGATGGCCGGAATATGTGCAAGTAGATAACTTTCGGTTGACTATGATGATTGATGCTAGTGCGATCACAACGGCGCTCAGAGCGAGAGATAAGCTGGTGGAAGCAGGATTTCTGATTTACCAGAAGGGTAAAAAGGGCGCTCCGAACAGATACAGTTTAAAATGTAGTGTAAAAAATGAAACTATTTCCGCTACTATTTCCGCTACTGAAAACGCTACTATTTCCGCTACTGAAAACGCTACTCATATAAAGACTAAGACTAAGACTAAGAATACCCCCCTATTATCCCCCCAGGGGGAGACGCGCAAGCGCTTTTCGCCTCCAACGGTTGATGAAGTCCGGGAATATTGCCAGTCCCGCAGCAACGGGATAGACCCGGAGGCATTCGTTGCCTTCTACGCCTCAAAGGGCTGGAAGGTCGGGAGGTCTCCCATGAAGGACTGGAAACAGGCCGTGATCACCTGGGAGAAGCGCAGGAAACAGGAGGGAGAGGAAGATATCTATGCCAAGTTTACCTGATGCCCCTTGTTTCCTCTACGACGACACCGCCCTGGACACCCGGAAATCCCTGTGGTTCGTGGCGGATGCCCAGGATGTGACCGCCCTGGACAACCAGAACGCCGTGTGCCTTGCCTACGGAGCGGGCTTTGAGAACTTCCGGGATGCTGAACCATTCTTGAGTGCCTTCCCATCTGTGTTTTTGGCTCTGTCTGACCGTGATACGGCGGAAGCCGTGGCGGACGCCCTCAAAGAATACGCACCATCTGTGGCTGTGCTGCTGCCGAAGGAAGGGGCCTTCGGGAGATGTTCCCGTATCCGGGACGTGCTGGCTTCCGGCGGGAGAAAGGCCGTGGATCATCTGTTGCTGGGCGCCGTGGAACAGCCCATGGACGGCCTGCTGGACCTGGCGGACGTGGAGCGGAGGGACCCCGGCGCATCCGTCGCCGTCATGTCCGGCCTGAAAGCACTAGACCAGTCCATTGGAGGCTTTGCCCCGTCGGAGCTGTCCGTCTGGACCGGAAAGCGCGGCAGCGGCAAGTCCACTCTGCTGTCCCAGCTACTTCTAAATGCCATCGACCAGGGGTTTCCGGTCTGCGCCTACTCCGGGGAGCTGTCGGCCTGGCGCTTCAAGCAGTGGGCTATGCTGCAGGCCGCCGGGGCCGGGCATATCGAGTCGAAGCGGGACCCGGTGTCCGGGAAGCTGTATTACTACACGCCGAAGGAGATCGCGGACCGGGTCGATGGCTGGTGGAAGGGAAAGTTTTTCTTGTACGACAACCGGGTGGCCGGTGCTGGGGACGAGGACAGCATCATTTCCGTGTTCGAGTATGCTGTCAGGCGGTTCGGCTGCTGCGTGTTCCTTGTGGACAACCTGATGACCGCCCGATTCAGCGACCAGAGCGACAAGGACTTTTACCGGGCGCAGAGCAGATTTACCGGCCGTTTGGTGGAGTTCGCCAAGAAAAACGAGGTCCATGTACATTTGGTAGCCCATCCTCGGAAGGGAGAGAACGGGAAGAAAACGCTACTGACTGCGGACGATATCGGCGGATCTGCAGATATCACCAACCGGGCGGACAATGCGTTTTCGCTGGAGAGACTGGACGAAAAGGAAGCTGCGGCCCGCGGGTATGACGCCGGGTTGAGTATCCTGAAGAACCGCTCCTATGGATCAACGGCAAACATCCAGCTTACATATGACGCCCGGTGCCGACGGTACACAAAGAAGGGAGAGACTGATGGGATCTACAGCTGGGAACGCTGACTGGACCGCCTATGAGCGAGAGAAGAAAAAGCTCCAGGGACTGCCGCCGGATGAATACGAAGAGGCCCTGAAGGAGCTGGCAAGGAGGATGGGGATTTGAACAGCAAGCAGAAGGGGAAGCGGGGCGAATTGGAGTGGGCCAGCTATTGCCGCAGCCAGGGCTATGACTGCCGCCGCACCGCTCAATACTGCGGGAACACCGGAGACGCCTCTGACGTTGTAGGCCTGCCCGGTATCCACCAGGAGGTCAAGCGTGTGGAGCGGCTGGATCTGGAAGGAGCCATGGCCCAGGCCAAGCACGACGCCGGAGCAAATATCCCCATTGTTGCCCACCGCAGGAGCCGGTGTGAGTGGCTGGTGACGATGCGGGCGGAGGACTGGTTTTCCCTGTATAGGGAGTGGGAGGCAGGACATGACAACTAAGAAGCTGCAGGCCATCCTGGACATGGTAGATCAGGGATTGCTGCAGAAGGAAATCGCAAAGGCGGCCAATGTGTCAATCTCAACCGTCAGTATTTGGGCGAGGCGGTATGGGCGGATACGACCGACACGAACTTGCGCCAAGGTCTACACCGTCTACGACAAAGAGGGACAGTACATCTTTGAGGGGACTGGACGGGAATGCGCGGAATTCTTTGGCATCCAGTATCAGTCCTTCCGGCGGATGGCGTCCCAGTACCAGCGGCATGGAAAGGGCCGATATGCAGTATACCCGGCTGAGGTGAGCACATGAAAATAGCCCGCTGGAAAGGAAGAGAGCATGACAAAGTGCGAACTATTCCACGATAATTTCCAGAATTTCAAATCCTATTATATTCCAAAAGCCCAGCTTGTAATTGCGGACATCCCGTACAACATTGGAGTTGACGCCTATGCCAGCAATCCTATGTGGTACAAGGGCGGAGACAACCAGAACGGGGAAAGTAAGCTGGCGAAACAGAGCTTTTTCCATACTGATGGAAGTTTTAAGATCGCGGAGTATATGCACTTCTGTAACAGGATGCTCAAGAAGGAGCCGAAAGAGAAAGGACAGGCCCCGGCTATGATCGTGTTCTGCGCGTTTGAGCAGATCCAGACGGTGATTGAATACGGGAAGCGGTATGGATTTGCAAAGAGCTACCCGCTGTTTTTTGTAAAAAACTACTCCGCACAGGTGTTAAAAGCCAATATGAAGATTGTCGGTGCAACAGAGTTTGCTGTGGTGTTGTATCGGGATAAGCTGCCGAAGTTCCGTAACGATGGGCGAATGATCTTCAATTGGTTTTACTGGGAACGTGATGGAAAAGAAATCCCGAAAGTCCATCCAACGCAGAAACCTGTGAAACTGTTAAAAGAGCTGATTTCCATTTTCACAGATCCAGGAGACGTAGTGATCGATCCATGCGCCGGAAGCGGGTCTACACTTAGAGCCGCATTTGAACTTGGGAGAAATTCCTATGGGTTTGAGGTTGATAGACATTTTTTCGAACTTGCAAAAAGCAAAATGCTAGTAAACGCAAAGCAGGATGAGCAAATTGAGCAAATTACTTTTTGGGGGTGATGGAGCATGACTGAAGAAAGACGCGCCCTGCTGGGCGACCACGAGGCTGAAAAGTTGACCCACCTCTCCCTATTCTCCGGTATCGGCGGTCTTGATCTGGCAGCGGAAATGGACGGTTTCCGCACAGTTGGACAATGCGAATGGGCGGACTACCCAACAAAGGTACTGGAAAAGCACTGGCCGGATATCCCGAGATGGAGAGATATTCGGACACTGACAGGAGAGAGTTTTTATGAAAAGACAGGAAGGCGAACAGTTGATGTTATTTCGGGGGGATTCCCCTGCCAGCCACATAGCGTCAT